AAATCTGATAATGAAAAGTTTGATTTAATCAATGACATTAAATTATTCCTACACGAACAAAGTCCATTGAAAGATGAACCTGTTGATTGTGTATTATGGGTTAAAAACACAAGTGTATATGCCAATGACTATAACCCAAATAGTGTTGCACCACCTGAAATGGAATTGTTAAGATTATCTATCGCATCTGATGGATATACTCAACCAATTGTTACTATGAAAACAGAAGATGAACAACGAGAAGTAATTGATGGTTTTCATAGAAATAGAGTTGGTAAAGAATGTGATGATATTCAACAAAGAGTTCATGGATATCTACCAGTAGTTACAATCAATTCAGATAGAACAGATAAAGGTGATAGAATGGCAGCAACTGTTAGACATAACAGAGCTCGTGGTAAACACAGTGTAACGGCTATGTCTGATATTGTTGTTGAATTAAAACGTAGAAATTGGACTAATGAAAAAATTGCATCTCATCTTGGAATGGAACCTGATGAAGTCTTAAGATTATATCAAATAACAGGACTATCAGAAATATTCAAGAATGAGGAATTTTCTCAAGCATGGGAAATTAAAACAATATGATGGCAAAAAAAGAATTTGAACAGTATCTTTCTCGTAGAATAATGGGGGAAGAAGGATGGTTATACTTTTGTCGTGGATGTGGTCAATATCACCCCGAAGAAGAATTTTATCATTCAAAGAAATCAAAGTGGGGTATTGACTCACGATGTAAAATACACTATAAAAAAACAAAAGAACCTGTGGACAAAGATATGGCATATCTAACACTTGACCCACTTAAAGAATCTGACTTCATTGAAACACAGAAACTTCTTGAAAGGATTGGGTATAAGTTCGGTCCTGGTGAACCCAGCGTACACGAACAATTTATGGCTAAACGAATGAATAAAAATAAAGACAATGGGACAGATTAAATTATCAAAAGAAAAAGTTAAGAACATTCAAGTTAGATTACTTAACGGTGAAAGCTCCACTTCAATTGCGAAGTATTACAATGTGTCATCAGGACACATTAGAAAGATTAGATTGGGTATGCAACAGAACCCACCAGCTTATGCCAGATGGACTTATGTGGAGTGTGATAGGTTACGACACCAAAGAAACAATTTAATTCAACCAGAGTAAAATATGCAACTCCCAAGATATATTGAGGACGAGGATTGTCCAAAACTATTGTGCAAAGTTTGCAATGACTATTACCCATTTGAGGACTATTACAACTGTCCCAAATGTTTCTATGGTAAGATGACCAAATGCAAATGGTGTTGGACGGAAGAAAAAAGACAAGAACGTGGTGCAGTTATTTCAGACAGAGATACGGTTCTGATGTGGTTTGCAAAGATGGGATATGATATCTCTGACCTTGAAAACTATTCAATCCATCAACAATTTATGGAGAAACAAGAAGAAAAAAGAAAGTTGTTACCACCCCAAGAACCAAAACCTCCAAAGAAAAAAATTAAAGAAATGACCCGAGAAGAATACAACGAATACCAAAGAAACCTAAAACGTAACAGGTTAAAAAAAGATAAGAAATAGTTTGATTCAATAAAACCAATTTATTATATTTTAACTATGAGCATGACAAAAGAATTATTAGAACGTAGTGAACCAGTAAATCCAACTGAACAGAAGGAATATAGGGATTTCACCAAAGACATTAACACCTATCCACGAATGGGTGAAGACGAAGAGTATCGGTATTTCAAAGAGCTTGAAGATGAGCGTTTTGAAAGGGCAATGAATCAATATTGGGATAATTTTAATCAATAAGAATATGGAAAAGAAACAACAATACCCACAATCAAAAGATAGACAGATTGCATATCAGTCATCACTCCGCACAATCTTGGATTGGTCAACCTCGTGTGGAAAATGTATAACACTCAAACAACTTTGTGGAACGGCACATATCCTTACCAATATCGTTGAACTGGGTTATGACCGTGAAGTTCATGGTAAAATCCTTGAACAGATTGAAAAGGCAATAGAGTCAGAAAACAAGTGATGTTTGTCCATAATAAGATTCCCCGTCAGAAATGATGGGGTTTTTTTATGAATTTGTAGTATGCCCGTACCATGTGGGTAGACCGCTATTTGCACACAAAGGACCTAAAGCATTGTAATTTCTACCCCATTTATTTCTATAATAATAACCCGCACCAGGTAAAGTGATGGATGACTTAAATGGAGTGTCTGTATCAGGTGGTAATTGACCATCGTTCAAGTTTCCTGATGTATATTCAGGATACAAACCTGACCTAAATACAAGATGTCTTCTTAAGATTTGGTCGTTAAACTGAGCTTGATTGTAAGCATTCTGTTTTAAAAATTGTAGAGTTTTAAGGTCAATATTTGTTCCCTGTTCATTTCTGTTCTGAACGATACCAACATTTACCCACTTCACAAAAAAGTTATCCAATCCTAAATAGTAAGAATACGATATAAGAGTTGGCTGAACATATTTCTTCAACAACGACTCATAGTTTTCATTACCAACATTTCCTATGGTATTTGTTTCAACCAGTTCATAAAGTTTCTCAAGAAGGTTTGTTCCCAAAGATTCCTGTAGAAATATCTGTTGAGCCTGTTGAATACAGAAACGCAATTCCTGACTATCAACATTGTCGTTGATTGAGGTGTTATCTTTTAATTTTTGCTCTGATATGAGTAATACGTTATATACAGCCATTATCCAAGTAGTGATGTTTGTGTTATGGTCAAATCAATTTCTTGACCAGGATATACCAACGTCAAAATATCCTTTAATTCACGATTTAAGAATTTCTGTGTTGGAACGATTGATGTGTTCATAAATAGTTTGAATGCTGTCTCAAGTTGGTCAGCTGAAGAACTAAAACCTGTTCTTGATGGAAGACCAACGATTGATGGGTCAGGAATCAAGTGACCTGCTAAGATTTGGTGTTGTACCAATTCAAAGATACTTGAAAAATAACCGTCTTGGACATTTGAAGCAATCTGTGTAATTTCAGGTTTTCCATCACCCATTTCACCATAGGATACCATTACCCTACCAGCATTTTCTGAGCCTTGGAATCTTTCTTCAACTTTTCTTAAAATCTGTACCTGTTCGTTCTCACTATCAGGAGCAGGAGCGTTAAAGTGAACCCAAAGACCAGGTGAACAACCATTTATGATATTGGCTAAATTAAAGGTTGTAATTTCGTGATTTAATTTCACATCATTTAGAACACTCAAATATGCAGGAGTTCCATAATATTCAGAAGCTCCGTTATATTGTTTGATGTGAATAATTTGTCTGTTTGTATAGTTTGTAGGGTCAAACTCGTGGAACTCTATAAGTTTTGTTCCTCTTCTATAGTTCTCCCAATTTCTACTGTAGTAGTATTTTGTGGCTGGCATTCCCATTTCTTCAGGTTTTCCAACTCTCATGTACTTACTCGGAATAACATGGAATCCGCTTAAACCTTCTTTTCTGTCTTTACGCCAAACCACTTCCAAGAAGAGATTACCTGTTACAATCAACTCAAAGAACATCTGTCTTGAAATATCATTCAAGTATTGTTTTGAATTAACTTTATAGTCATTTACATATGCTGCACCTACAGAGTTATCCACACGGGCTCTGATTGCAGAATAATGGATTGGTGAAGCGTTTAATAGGAAATATAACTCATCCACGAATAAGTTATCTTCACCCCATCTTACAATAGGTTCATTACGGTTTATTACCTCTTTAAAGGTTGTAACCGTATTTGCTCCAAAATTTATTTTTTCTATGTTAATCATTGAATATAATATAAGTATCTGTAGTTCCTGAGTATTGGACAGGTGCCGTTGATGCTGAATAATTTACCCTTGCAATACCCTCATATACCACATCATAAGCTAAACTTGGATTGGTATTGCCTGATAATGAAGTACTCTGCTCATAAATTTTAACATAATATTCACCATCGTAAATGTTTAGGCTTGTTTGACCTGTCATTGTGGCTCCTGTCAAATAAGCATTGGCTGAATCAGGGTTGACGGTAACTGAAAATAAATCATAACCAGGCGCATAGTTTACAGATGGTTGAATGCGATAAGGAACAAATCTTGTTACCTCACCACTTAATTTATGTTTCATGGACCACAAATAGCACACACTACCTGTCAAGGTTTTATTCCTTGAACAAGTTGCGTTTGCTTGGTTATATCCCTGATTTAATATTATCATATTTTGTTATTTTATCTTATGAATAGTTATGTGTTCTATTTCCGTAAATCACACTACCGAATACCTCAAAAACAAAGATGTCTGTAACATTATTACCAGGGTCTTTAATTCCACCCGCAAATACAAATGTGTATCCTGAAGCAGTCCAAGTTGTTACATAGTTTCCATCAGTTTGAGTTTTAATCATAAATGATTGTCCATCTCTAACATTTGTAATATTGATTGTATTTGTTCCTGTAATGTAAAATTGTGATTTAGCACCATTATTTAAATTACAAGTAAAAGTTGTTCCACTTGATATTGGTTGAACCTGTGTTGAAGGGGTTCTATATGTGTGTAAGTTTTCAACATAAGTTGTATTATCAGCAGTTGCTGTTCTACCACTTGTTCCAATCATCACCGCTTGGGTTTTACCTGATATTGTTGAACTTAAGCACTCAAACATACCAGAAGCATTAGTTGGACCAATTATAGTTGAATCGTAAGAATTGATTATTGAACAACCACTTGTTGCTGAATCTGTTGATTCTTGACCTCTTAAACTATTACCTTTACCACCAACTAAAAATGGAAATGCGTGTGAACCAGAAGATGTTCCTGCTAAACCAGCGATTAAGTTTTGATAACCACCTATCATTGAACCCAAACCATATCTTGGTGCTCCAATAACAGGGTCTCTTGAGTCAAAGTGATACCAACTATTACTCCTACCACCAATCATCGCATTACCTTGAATACCATTAGCACTAAATAAATTAGAAAATCCTGCAATCATAGCATTAGAATTATCATTACCCAAATTGGCTGTTGAATTATAACAACTTAACATACCAAAAACACTTGTATTACTAAGTGTATTACTCTCACCACCAAGAATAACAGAATTACTACCTTGAACGTTATTATTGCCACCCACAAATACACCACAGATATATCCTGCGGTATTGGAATATCCACCTACTACAGCACCAAATTGATTGTTTGTTTTATTATTTCTACCACCCCAAACTGAACTATATTGTCCTGATGAAGCCGCATTTGTTTTACCAAGAATATACATATAATCATCTGGTGCGTATGTTCTTGGTAGATTTATTGAAACATAGGATTCAACCCCATTTCCAGGTATTACTTGTGATGTATATCCGCTATATTTGAATGTTTCATTTTCACCGCTGTTGTTCATTACGAACCATCTTAGGTCAGCAGCGGTGCCCGACCAAGAAGGTAATTGACTTATTTTTGTGTTCGCCATTTTTTAATTTTTTTATTTATTGTTTATGTATGCTCAATATCAATAAAATCAGAGTTTTCAGCTAAGATATTATCAGTATTTTCGGCTTGTAAATGATACTCAACCACAGGTGATGCAGTTGGTGTTAATGTAGGTGTAGGTGTTGGTGTCTCCGTACTTGTTGCAGTTTGTGTTGGAGTCACCGTAGGTGTTGATGTATTAGTAGGTGTTATACTTGGTGTTGGAGTATTTGTTGGTGTCTCTGTAGGAGTAATACTTGGTGTTGGTGTCGGAGTTGGACTTACTGGTGGTCCACCCTGAATGTAGAACACAGGTGATAGGTTAACATATTGGTCAACCATTGATGGTGTACATCCTGTTGGATATGAACCACCATTAATTGATACTTGTTTTGGAACAGGTGGACCTAATGGTACTCCATTAAAGTATTTTCTTTCTTGATAATCAAATCCACCACCAGGTAATATAGCTCCATTATATGTGAAATTAAGACAATCAATTCTATCGTAAGTTTGGTTTGGTAAAGTACAAGCTGTGTATGAGCCAGTATATACAATACCATAAGTGAATGAATCTCCATTTCCAATATAAAGTGGAAGACATCCTGTTGTACCTGAAGTTGTTCCATCAGGGAATATGGTTTGTGGAACACCATTTACATATACATCAATTCCACCTGTGTATAAGTTTCCATCACAAGATTCAATTACTATTGAAGTTTGATACAATACATCAGGAGTTGATGATGGTGTAACCGTTGGAGTTACCGTAGGTGTCTGTGTTCTTGTAGGTGTAGGTGTCTTGGTATTAGTTGGGGTAACAGTATTGGTAGGGGTAACCGTTGGCGTTGAAGTATTGGTTGGGGTAATTGTTGGGGTAATACTTGCTGTAGGTGTAATTGTCGGTGTTACAGTTGGAGTTGCTGTAGGTGTTGGAGTTCTTGTCGGTGTTACAGGTTGTGGTGATGGTGTTGGGGTTGGTGAAGGGTTTGGAATATTCTGCGCAAATATATCCAATAGAGCCATCTCTTGACCCAAATAATCACTAAACTTTTTCCTATAAAAAACCTTACTCATTTATCTGTCTATCCAAATCTTTAATATACTGGTTTATATTGATATCACAATCAGTATCAAATGTGTATTCTTTAACTTTTACTACCTCATTTTTACCTTTGATAAATATCAGTTTCAGTGTCAATTTGCAAGTTTTAAGATGCAAGGTAACACTTTCTACCTCATATTTGTCATATTCAGTTCCATCAATTATCATATACAAATCACAACATCATTTGGTAACTCAACAATGTCTAATTTTTGT